GCTAGATAGGGGTGGGGGTTGTTTTGAACGGAGTCCCTAGTTTTGTATAGTTTAACAGTCCCATTTGCGCAAAGCGAGTGCTTTGCGTGTTGGTCGTCCTTTGGAGTCTTTCATTGGTCCTTTTGAGCCGCCCATTCTTGCGCAGAATGATTTGCGGCGTGCAGCAGATTTTGGTGATTTGGCTGCTTGTTTTGCTGTGACAGGTGGTTTGAGGGTGCCACCTGTTTGTGCTTTGTATGAGGCTCGTCCTTTGGCGTTTAGTCCGCCTGCAGGGTTTTTGCCTTCTTTGCGTGTCCATGCCGCACTTTTATAGGCTTGTTGGACGGTCATTTTTTGTTTAGCCATTATTTGCCTCTTGCTTTGCGTCCAGCCTTTTTTGCTGCTGGTGTGTTTGGTACAAACTGTTTACCTTTTTTGGTGCCTTCACGTTTTTTGCGGCTGGTTGCAGCATATTCTGCGCTGCTTAATGATTGTATAGCCTTTTTAGGTAGGTATCGTTCGCCTGTGGCTTTTGGTCCTTGTGTGGATGGTTTACCTGATTTGGTTTGCCATTTTTCTTTACCCCATTTGGATAACGATTTTTGTTTGCTGGTTTTGGGTCCTGAGTATCCGCCGCCTGCGGCTTTATATTTTTGGGCTACTAGTTGTGCTTTGCGTGCTGACCATTGTCCTGACCGTCCGCCGCTGGTTCCTGCTTTTACTGACGCTACTATTTGGTCACGTAAACTGGGTTTAGTGTAACCCACTATTTTGTCGGTTTCGGGAACTCACCCCAACTAGGTCCGCCCATAGATTTATTTTTAGGTTTATTTGATTTACGTTTTTTAGACTGGTCTGTTTCTTTAGGAGTGGGACGTTTTTTTTGAGCAGCCTTAGGGTTTTTGTAAACGTACGGTAAACCTGCGTCGTCGTCATTAAGGTTCATTGAGGGACTCATTTTCATTGCAGCCTTATCACGTTCGTATTGACGTTTGCCTTCAGGTGTGTATGCATAGTGTTTAACTTTTCCGTCTATTCGCTGTAGTTTTGGCATACACTTCCTTTGTCTTTGCTGTAAATAGTATTATCCTTAAACCGTTGCCACCCTACGGGGTGGCTATCTGAACATGATGGCTGTTACCCCCTCAGTCCCCCTACTAAAATACGGTCCGTTCCCTAATGGGAATCATTCTCATTACCGTCCTCTAGCACAGACAGCACATGGAAATAACTAAAAAAGTTGTCTAAAATTAACATATCTGTAACAAAAATGTTACACAAATTTAACAATCAAGGAACAAGTCAAACTATTATGATGACCGATTTGCTTGACGCCAGACAACAAAAGTTCCTAGATTGGTTATGCACACCAAGTGTTGCTCGTATCCCTTCTAGTCAGGAAGCGTACGCTAAACTTGAGGAAGTGGATGAGTCTACTTTGCGTAGGTGGAAGAAGAAACCTAGTTTTAAATCTGCTTGGGAGAGGCGTGTTGCTGAGTCTCAGGGGAGTCCTGAACGGACTCAACAGTTGTTGGATAATTTGTTTCAACGTGCTTTGGATGGTGACAATAATAGTGCTAAGTTGTATTTGCAGGCTACGGGTCGTCTTGCACCTGTACAAGTTAATGTTGAACATTCGGGTAAGGTTTCTGAGTTGTCCGACAAAGATTTGTCGGAGTTGATTGCTTCTAGTGCTGTGAGTGAGCAGCAGTTCCGTTTGGAAGGTGTTAGAAAAATATGACAACCACTAATGATGCAATGTTTGAAGCGTTGTCGGTTGCTTACCCTACGACTGGTCAAACCCTTGGGGACTTGCTTTACTCCTTTTGGTCAGAGGTGGGTTTAGAGTATCGGGGTTCTTTACAGTACGAGTTCTTTAAGAGCGAAGGCGCCGTAGGTGACACTTTGGGTGACCTTATGAACAACTACTTTAGTGACCCTAGTTTCTTTACGGCATTTTCTCTTGATGACGCTGGGGACCTTTTAGACTACGAGATATTCGGGTTTGTCTATGATTTATCTCAAGAAATATTTTATTAGGGAACAGTTTTATTACTTATTAGGAGATAACACATGGCAACATTTACTAAGAAAACACTAGAACCAGCAGGTACTACAGGCACAGGTCTTGGTATCAAGGTTGCTCAGACGGCAACTGCGGGTACATCAATTCACACAGGTTCGGCTACTGCTACAACGATTGATGAAGTTTGGTTGTATGCGGTAAACAGTTCTGCTTCTGCGGTTAAATTGACGATTGAGTGGGGCGAGGCTAATGCACCTGATGGCAACATTGAGTTTTCGGTTCCTGCTGAGTCAGGTTTGTATCTAATTACTCCTGGTTTGCTTCTTCAAGGTAATGCAACTGCAAAGGTTATTAAAGCGTTTGCTGCGACAGCGAACGTTGTTATCATTCATGGATTTGTAAACCGAATTACGGTTTAGGGTTTAGCGATGTCTAGATACGGTCAGCGCACACGAACAGGGCAATCGGTATCCAGGTTTGGACAACCATCTGGCGTTGTCGCAGTTATTGTTGATTATCTTGTTCTCGCTGGTGGTGGTGGCGGTGATGGTGCTTACTATCAAGGTGGTGCAGGTGCAGGTGGTTTGCGTTCTACTGTATCGGCTACTGGTGGTGGCGGAACTGTAGAAACAAGTTTGACAGCAGTTACAGGAACAGATTACACGGTGACTGTTGGTGCTGGTGGTGCTGGCGGAACGGGTATAGGTGTAGAGGGCGTGAACGGTTCTAATTCCGTTTTTTCTACCGTTACTTCTACTGGTGGCGGTCATACATTCGCATCAGGCGGTAGTGGCGGTGGCGGTTCAGTAAATGAAACTACTGGTGCGGCAGGCACCGCTAATCAAGGTTTTCGTGGTGGTGATTCTTACAACACGGGTGCTGCTGATTCGCAAGGCGGTGGTGGTGGTGGTGCTGGTGCTGTTGGTGCCGCAGCCACATCAACTGTTCCAGGAAATGGTGGAGCGGGTGCTTCAAATAATATAAGTGGTTCGTCAGTAACTTACGGCGGTGGTGGCGGTGGTTCGTCATACGGTTACTCATCAGGTGGAAATGGCGGCACAGGTGGTGGCGGTAATGGTGCTTATGGTGCTGCTTCTCCTTCGCCAAGAGCAGCAACATCGGGAACAGCCAATCTTGGTGGTGGCGGTGGCGGTGCTTCGCACACCTTAACAGCAGTCGGCGGTTCAGGTGGGTCAGGTGTTGTCATTTTGCGGTTTGCATCAGCGTCAGGCACACTAAATATTGGTGCAGGTTTAACAGGCACAACAGCAATAAACGGTGCAAATACTATTGCAACATTTACTGCTGGCACAGGCAATATAAGTTGGTCAGCATAATGGCACACTACGCATTTCTTAACAACAACATCGTCACCGAAGTAATTGTTGGTATAGACGAAACAGAACTTATTGAAGGTCTTGATACTGAAACTTGGTATGGGAACTTTCGTGGACAAGTTTGCAAACGCACTTCGTACAACGGCAACATTCGTAAACAATATGCAGGTATCGGCTATAAATACGATGCAGATGCTGATGTGTTTGTTGCACCGCAACCGTTCCCTTCGTGGATTTTGGACAGCAACCACGATTGGCAACCACCAACACCAAAGCCAATAGACGACAAATTTTATGTGTGGTTTGAACCGAACCGAGTGTGGATAGAAATTGACGAGCCGTAGATGTGGGTCGCAGTTTAACTAGGTGGCTTATACCGCTACCAGCAATCCTGTTTGCGGTTATACCGCAAAATGCTAACGCAGAACCAGTTGCGGGTTTAGCAACCACCTATTATACGATTGATGTAATCCCACCAGTTCAATCAACTGACGAATACCCTGTCTGCGGTAGCGAACTAGAGAACAACATCAATCGCAGTTATGACGGTGAACCATACGAGGATTGCACAGGCGACCTGTTCATGGTTCACATGACAGGCTACATAGATATTCCTGAACACAACACGATTGAGTTCATGCTTGCACACGATGACGGTGGTGAGATAACTATTGATGGCAACACATTCGGTGTTTGGAATGACCAAGGTTGTTCGTGGAGTATGTCAGATGAACTAGAACTAGATGCAGGCAGTCAGCCACTTGAATTGTGGATGTACGAGAACGGCGGCTCAGCCTGCATACTTTTCGCTTGGAACATTAATGATGAAGGCTGGGCAATAGTCCCAGACTCAGCGTTTGCTACTAGTAGTAGCCCAACCACCACAACAACAACCACGACCACGACAACCACAAGCACACTGCCAGAAACAACGACAACAACT